GATACCATCTTTAACGATAGTTACTTTGCCATATTTTTCAGTGATAAGCTCTTTACCTGTAATGGTTCCGTTCTCTTGTTTATCGATAATATCGAAAAGAGTCGTAGAACTCATATACATGTCAGCAAGTTTACCTACCCCCATATCACCTTTTTTCTTACGTGCTTGATTTACCATAGAACGAGAAAGGTTGCTTGTTCCATCACCAACTGTAATTGCAGCAATATCACTCATACCTGAGACAGTAGCAGAGATAATTTTGTTCCATGTAATAGTCCAGTAAGTACCAATCTTGTTAAGTACTAATCTGTTCGGTTGAGTTGTATTTAGAAGATCTTTTTGGATTGTTCTAACAGCCCACCACATGTTACCATAGAATGTCTTTACACGTACTTCATTGAAGAATGGTTCGATTGCACCTGCTTTAGTATCTGAAGCGTCCCCGAAGTTTTGCTCTTGCCAGTCTGAATCAACAAGACCTACTGTAAGTGTACTTTGTACGTTAGTTTCATCTAAAGCATTCAAAAGTGCTGATGCACCCTCTGCAGCTTTGGTGATAACACCTGTGCTCATAAATTTGTTAACATCTGTCGATTTTTCGAAATCCACAGAATGCCAAACGTTATCCTGGATAACTTGAACGATTGTTTTCATCTTTTACCTTTTTTTAATTTAATTCCAGTCATCTTACTCCAAAGATTACCATACGTCTTCGAATTCCATCAAATAGTGTGGCAATTGTATCAAAATAAATTTTAAGACGATTGTCCTGGAATAAAGTCCTCTTCCGAGGGTGCACCGGATTCGCCTGATCTGGGTCCATTTTGTTGAGCGTTAATATCGAAGAATAAAGCTTCTTTACTTTCAATCTCGGCTTCACGACGACTCTTCAAGATAGCTTTTATATCAGCTACTTCATTGTTGATTCTCAAGGTTGTGCCATCTTCATTTTTAAATATTGTTTTACCATCTTCAAAAACTGCCATGGATTCTAACTCTTGTTCGAGGAATTTAGCAAGTTTTGGAACAACTTTAAACTCGGGTGCAGCTTCTGCAAAATCTTTTTTGAACATAGATTTGCTCATTTCTTTCTTATGAGCTTCTTCGTTTGTTTTTATAGTTTCAGTTAGTTCATCGATCTCTTTTTGTAGATTATCTTTTTCTTTGGTCAGAGCTTCTACAGCTTCAGATTTATCGATACCTTTTTTACTTTTAATTGCTTCGATTGCAGCATCGACATCCTCACCATCCAAATCGATACCAAGTTTTTTACCAATATCTTTCAATTTAGTCTTGATGTCATCCCGACTTTTAATTGTCTCGGCTTTCTGACTCTCAAGTTTTGAAATAGCTGATTCATTTGTTTCAAGTACTCCTTGTAGAGTCTCTCCAAGTTCTTTTGCCTCTGATTTTTTATCCTCAGGGATCATTGCTAATATTTTTTTAAGTGTTTCGTTCATAATTTAACTCCATAAATTAATTATTTTAAGATCACATAGTGACACAGCATATAGTTTAACTCCATAAATTATATGTTACGAACCTCCTTGTTTCTTTTTATTTACATTCTCTATTTTTCTCAATCGAGTTTTACTCTTTATCTTAAGCTTCTTCATTATCTCATCATTTGTAAAATATCTGTCATTTTTTACATCAATAAATTTTCTGATAGGAGTTTTACCTGTTAAATATATTTCGGCTTTCTTCTTACCCATAAGCTCTCGGGTCATATCAGGATTATCTCTTAGGAAACTATCTATAGATTTACGGGGTACAGGATCTTTCGGATGTGAGTCTAATAATGGATCACCAAACACTGGCGCCAATATACTTCTACAATTAGGATGTCTTGGAGGAGGATTTGGTATATCAAATCTTGTTGGAAATTCTTTTCTTGAATAAAATTTCTCATGATAATATAAACATGTCGAGGAGGTCCTATTATCTAATATAGCCAGGCTTACACGACCTACTATCTGTTTGTTATATTTGAGTTCAACCTTAGCATACTCATATTCTCTAGCTTGTTTCGATTGTGTTCTTATGAATGATTCTATTTCTTTTCGATATTTACTAACCTCATTTGATATAAAATCTTTTGCTAACTTATTTTCTTTCAAAGCACCATTTGTTTTAGCCATGATTTTTATAAGTTTGTTTTTTGTAGTATTTTTTCTAAGGTTAATTAATTCCTTGATGGTATATCCAGCAAATAATATTTTTGCTGGATCTATAGTAGTTTTTTCACCTTGGATGTTTGAAGCTTGCTGTTCAGAATGAGATATGAGGTTATCTTCTAGATCTTTATTTATATTCAATGAATTTATATATCGTTTAACTTGTTTAATAGTCTTTCCGGACTTTAACATATGGACTATGGTGGCTACAGCTACTCCATAATCAACATAAGATTTATCTAGAATTTCCTGTTGTTCAAAAAGCATCTCAGCATAAATTAAATCATCAATATTTCTAATCATCGTCGTTAGTTGGTCCTGCGGTTATTTCTTTATCGATGCGAGCATTTTCGTCATCTATTTTGAAGTCTTTAGGGAGTTGTCCTGTTCTTAAAACAGTATAGAAAGTCTCCCGACTCATATCGCCAGAATCAAGAGCAGACTTAGCTATTTCGATGTTAATGATCTCTTTGTCAAAATCTTTTTTCATACTCAACTCAAAATCACCATATGTTTTAGGTGACAATTCTATAACAAATTGTAATATGATTTTGAATTTACTTTCTAGCTCATCAGAAAAGTTCTTCAAGAAAGATGTATTTTTTGATCGGGTTTGTTCAGCATCAACAATTGTTTTTGAGTCACTCTTCTGTAAAAGATCAAATGTTAGTTTGTCAATATTCTGTTCAGAAGTCTTAGCTTTCTCCTGTATGATTTTGATTGAATCACCTCTAACCTCAACATACTTGAAATCTTCTCTCGTTTTATCATCAAATCTTATAGCGCTACTTACACCTACTTTCAGCTCTTTCTCGTTGATGTCACCATGGATAACTGGTATAGGGTTAGAACATATGTTTACGAGGTTGGCAATATTACCCTCTCGGTTCAAATGCACCATATTCATTGTGGCAATATCGTACAGTTTCGGTATCACCTCAAAATCACTAAGAACTTTTCCAGTTACGATCGACACCATTGGTATTTGATCCAAAGAATTAGTCCAACTCAATTCTTCATTCTTCTCGACAGGAGCTTCTGAATCTTTCTTGTACCACACATCACCTGATCCGATTTTGAATACAACAAATCTCTCAGAATCTTTTAGACCAAATTCACCATCTTTCACCTCAATCTTCTCTCGGAATACGATTTGAACTAATTTTTGATCTTCAAAGATATATGAGTAAAGATCGTCGTATTCATATATTTTCAGATAAATAGTACCATCTGAATGAGTCATAGCCATGACAAAAGATATACCTGACAATAATGATGATATGGCAGCATTGAATATGACTTTATTTAGATTGTTATGTTTTAGATCCATATTCGAAAAATCATAAGATTCAAGACCATCAATTTCAGCATCTTTACGTGTGACAAGTCCAACTATGCCCTCAGCAATAGGATGGAACATATTTACAAATTCAGTAGATTTGGATCTAATCGAATACTCTTCATCAGTCTCGCCAAAATACTTCGGTAGATATTTTTCATTTCTAACTTTATATTCACCTATATAAAAATCATTACAGATCTTCACTGGATTATGAATATTTTTCAGCTTTTTAAGTTTGACATCGGGTTTGTCTGCCATAATAGGTTCCCTGTTTTTAAGAAAAATTATATCACATAATTTTAAATATTATCTTCTTAGTGCTTTTGGCTTTTTAACCAAACCAATTTTTCGTCCTTGTTTAATTCTAGGGGTCAAGGCATATCTGAGTGAATCTATCCAGTGATTATATTTATCAATAATGGCTGTAAGTACCTCACCTGAATGTTTATCAACCTTATGACTATACTTAGCAAATTCTTCAGCTGTGTTAGTACAACGAGGATGGATATAGACATGTCTAAAACCTCTAATATATTCGATACCATCTTCGACACTGCCTTTCCATTTATCAACAGAAACAATATTATAGCCTTGACGACGGACTAACGATATTGATTCAGGTCTAGCACTATCGGCTCTTATTTTATGTTTCTTGGCACCAGGAACTCGATCTATATACTTACACGTGTGGTCAATTTCTACCCTGGTTCCTCCATCCTCATAATCAATATAAAGATCTCGATATTGATTATCTTCGACTATACAACATCTCAATACAGCTAAAGGATCTTGAGAGAAACCCCAGTCGAGTCCAAATAAGAATTCAGGATATTTGGTTATTTCATAGATATTAAATTCTTTAACTGTAAATTTACCCTTAAATATCTGAGCATCGGACACTGTCTTGAAATGACCTTCCCATATATGTAAATATAATTCATAATCAGTTTCTCTCATCCTATCTTTCTGAGCCCTTAGCACCTCAGGAAAATATTTATTGTCTTGCCAATTTATTTTGATGACGATAGCATTATCTGGAGGCTCTTTAATAAGAGATGTATAGATAATATCGTCATCATATCTCAGGTTCAAAGTTATCCACATTTCACTACCAGGCTTACGAATTGTTGGATCTAAGATTTCCCACGAAGCTGCAGATATTGACTCAGCTTCTTCTATCCAACAGACATCTACACCTTCGAAAGATTTTATTTTTGATAAATTAGTATATAAGCCTATAAATAAGAACTCGCTACCGTTTACATGACGAATTGCAGTATCAGTAACAATAAACCCGTCAAGTTCCATGAGTTCAATTTGATCCTTAAGAAGTTTATGTACAGAATCCCTAATTGATCCTTGTATCTCCCTTGCACATAAGATCCGGAGTTTAGTCTCATGGGCTTTCAATAGTAACATTCTGGCAACAGTCCAAGATTTAGATGAACCCCTGCCACCATGAGCAACTTTGTATCTGGCTTTATTGCTTATAAATGGCTTTAATTTTGAATTTAGCTCGATGTTCATTCAGAAAACTGAGCTAGTCTTTCATTCTGTTCGTCAACTTTATCTGATAAATTGATAATAATTGCGATCAATTTATTTTTAGAAAATTTCTTTAAACTCTTTCTAGCCTGAGCAGGAGTCATTGTTTCTGTTTCATCTCTAACTGTTGTTTTTTTCATAATTTAATTCCATTTCACGTTTATTTGTTGATTTATGATAGCTCTAGTCTGATTATTATCAGCTTCGAAGATACCAAAATGTTTACATAACATATCTAAAGCTTTAGATTTATCATGTAAGGTATATCCCACGACTTCAGTTATACGCTTTTTAGTCTCAGGGTCCTTGTATGCTATTGTCTTTACATCTTTGATGGCATTACGCTGTTGTTTCGTGAGTTCTGACAGTGGTATTGGTTCATTGGTTAGTTCGCAATATAGTGTTGTTGCATCCATGAATGCAACATCAGCCAAAACTCTTATTACAGAATCTTTATCGATCTCCAGTCGTTTCATAGAATCCCGCACAGCTACGTGAAGGTATTCCTGTACTTTTGGTAATAGAAATGTTCTGTTACCAACAGATTTATTCTTATAGTTAGCAACCTGACACGCCTGTTCTTGGTTAAAGCCCGATGAGAGATATGCGTCAGCATATATCCTTTGTTGATTGCTAAGATTTAATCTCCGGGCCGTAGCATCAAGAAGTGAATTGTCTGTAGCAACAATGCTTCTAGCCATTTTTCTTTCGTTTCTCTAAAGCTTTTTTCACTTTTAACTTTTGAGTTTCTACCCTTTCTTTGAAGAAAGGTTCATAGGGATACCCGAGTACTCCCAAGGCTACCATCATCGTATTATTACTACAACCGATCATAGCTGCAGTTTCCTTCAATGGCCGACATTCTTTTTCATATAATTGAATCACTCTTGATTTTATATCTGGATTTGTACATATTTTAATCACAGACATGCGTTGTTTTTCCATAGTTTTTCCTTATTTTTTCTTTATTATATTAAAGTTTCCATTAAACCATCATTACAATTTTTATCACTCATTTTACAATTTTTACATCGTTTTATTTTTTAATGCCAAAAATGGCATGGTGGTGGTGGTATTTCGTATAGTATAGAGAGATTGTTTTTTAGCTAAAATCCACAAAGGCCTTTAGCATGGACCATATAATCTATTAATATATAAGCTAATAACCGGGCGTACTCGTACGAACCGCGCATTATCCGCGCCGCATTTGTGTAC